AACTGTTTTAACTTCTTTTCTACTGATTCCAATTTTATCAGCATTTTCTTGGTGGATGTCCCCATTAAGTAAGACATCCGCGTACTTACCTCCATCATAACGAGCGAGGTAATGAGCAAGCATCCTAAGTTCAATACCGCTAAGATCAGCTCCAACCATGACCATACCTGGCGTAGCCGTAAACAAACGACGGAATCTTTCATCACTAGGTACTTGTGCTAGGTTTGGGTTTCGATGCGAGGCTCTATGTGTAGCACAGCCTACCGAACAATGGTGGTGTATACGACTAGCACTCGTACATAATTTCTGCCATGCGTTCACGCCTTCTGAGATCATCCCAAGCTTCTTTGTCAGATCTAAAAGTCTTAGACATTGCTTCGAGAATGGATTGTCGATCTCGCTCAGAGTAGTCTCGTCGATGATAGGCTTCTCGGTTGCCGTCATCTGAGTGGGTGTCCAGTCGAAATGCGTCTGGAGTATCCATGCTATTTGATCTCTTGATGTAGGATTAAAATCTTTTAGTCTTTGTAGTTCAGCTCCTTTTATGTATCCCTGCCGTGCGTTATCTCGTTTAGGAGTGAACAACGCTCCTGCAACGTAAGGGAATTGTCTTCGAAGTATCTCAGTAGTTGATTCCAGCTCTCTTCGGAGAGTTGATTCAAGTTCTTGAGCTCTTCGTTCATCAAAGTACCATCCATTAATCTCCTGTTGTGTTAGTATTTGTGCTACCTTGTGCTCCATTTGGAGCCATTTAGGTAGGGGTGAAAGTGGTCGCATAATTTTTTAGTAACAGCAACATCTTGTTTACAGTAGTCCTCCATCTCTGGTGACCATTCTTTCCAATCTGTAGTCTTACCATATTCTCCTTTGTATTCTCCTAGTCTATATCCATAAGCTTCTAATGAATGCCTACCATATAATTGTAATGGCATATGTGGCCAATTCTTTTCTTTGTCTAAAAGCATAAGTCGGCTATGATAGAGGCGACTAAGGAGCAAGGTATCAATAATAATACCGCAGGGGTTAAAGAAGGGATAAAGCTTTCGAATAACAGGTAGGTCATACCCAATAATATTATGGCCGATAATAATCTCAGCTTGTTGGATGTACTGTATTGCTCGAACAATAGGAGACGACATACCTTTTTGAGCTGGTTTGGGATTTTTCCAATCGCATTCATCATTAAACGATTGAATTTCTTTTGATTCTGAATCATAATAAGCTATACAATGTATACGTGTAGCGTCCTTGTAAAGTCCATCAGCTTCTAGATCAAATACAATTGTTCTACCGTCCGTGCCACACAAAGGTTTTGTCTTTGAATTTTGCTTTTTCAACGGCTTCTTTAGTAGGTGGGTTAGGTTTATTTAAATATTTATACCAAGGATGTTCGTAATTACCATCTTCAAAAATCTGTGGCTGGGTTAAACGTTGTGGTCTCAGTTTCATGTTCAATGAATTTACAAGTGGATAAGTCATATTCTAATTGACAAGCTACACCAACTTCGCCTGAATAGCGATTCTTAAGAACTCGCACTGTCGTAAAGCTTCGTACAGTATCGGTCTGCTGATCTCGTTCGAGTGCGACCACTTGGTCACTAAGTTGTGCAATGCTTGCAGATCCGCGGAGCTGTCCGAGTGTAACTCTAGCTCCCTCTTCATGGTTTGTGTCATTGTTAGTTCTCCTTAAATGAGAGACAAGAAATAACGCTATACCAGTGCGTTCGACTAATGATCTTAGTCTGGTCATAGTGGTGTCTATCATGCGACGTTCATCGCCGTCTAGTCCACTTAAAAGTATTGAGAGGTGATCTAAGAATATAACACGGCACTCCAGTCCGGTTGCCATGTATTCGATTCTATTATAGATAAGATCCGGTTCGAAAGAACCAAAGCCATCAAAAAGATAGAGATCCCAATTGGCAATAGTTCGTTCAAAAATGGATTTGAGTTCTTGTTCATCATGTTCTCCTATATGGAGCGGTTTAGAAACCGCGCTAGACATTAATCCAAGTGCTGTTCGTCTATTACTTGCTTCAAGTTCCAAGATCCCAACCGATTCCCCTGACTCACAAAGGTTAGCTGCAAGTTCACGACAGAACGATGTTTTTCCGGTACCAGAGCCTGCAGTAATTGTCGTAAGTTCTCCATACCTGATCCCGTGAAGTTTCTCTTGTAATCCTTTGTACTTGTATTCATGTTGACATGGTGTTTCTGGTGTTGTGACTAATGTTAATAATGATTTTCCATCAATTATACCATCTGGTCGATAGGGTTTCGCGTCCCATATAGCCTTTCTTATAGATTCCGAATCGTTTGCTTGGAGAGCTTCTGAAGCGTCCTTATAGTTTTCCAGCCTAGCAACTTTAACTTTACCAGGTGGTAAGACAGTACAAGCTTCTTCCGTCGCCTTACGTCCCGCCTCATCGCTATCAAAGAATAGTACGATCTCATCATACCCTTGGAATAACGGTATCTGTTTCTGTATATCCTTTTTCGCGCTAGCCGCTCCATGCGGTAGAGAGACCATTGGCCAGCCTGACATCGCTTCATAGCACGACGCCGCATCTAATTCACCTTCAGTAACAACAATGCGTTTACCAGTATTAGGGAAACGATGCTGACCGAATAAGGTATCAGGGGAAATTCCTTCATATCTAAAGTCTTTGCGTTTAGTTTTTGTTTTAACTCCTTGTAATATACCATTCTCACTAAAGTAAGGGAACCTTAATGTATTATCATAAGTGTATATTTGATAAAATTGACATGTTTTTTGAGATAGATTCCGTTTCAGCAGCCGCTCGGCTGTGCCTCTAAGGTGGATATCTTTTTCCATTTGATGAGTGTGCAGTTCTCCAACGCCTGACGTGCGACTATGACAGACGAAACAAAAAGTGTGACCGTCTGAGTACAATGATTTTGCATCAGACGATCCACAGTTTTCGCAAGGCATGTGCATTACGAATTCACTTTCAGTCATTTCAATCCTTAAAAAATTTATAAATAATTTCAGGATTTAATTTCTGATAATCTTGTATAAATACTTGATTATCCCAAGCAAACTCAGCTGCTTTCCATTTTGAATCAGAAGCTTCATTTAGATAGTAATCATCTCCTGTTTCATCGTATAATTCATAGAAGTCATTGCTTCTACTTAGTAATTTTTTATGAGTCCGCTCACAAAAATCGTAGTATTCTTGAATCATCGTTCAATTAACCAATCGAGTGGAATGTTTTTGAATGACGTCCATGGTATGTCATATTTTTCACACCATTGAGCGTATGTAGTTTTTGATTTTTTTGTGATGGTGTTAAAGGGTGATTGAAAGACCATTCGCAGATCTATATCTGGATTCTGTTCTTTAACACTTTTTATCTTCCTTCTATCTTCTCCATCCCAATAACCTTTGCACTCTAGAATAACCCCATTAGGGAGTATAAAGTCAGGTGTGTAGTTGTGCGGGATCGTATAAGAGAATTTAGTTTTTTCATATTTAAAATTAACATCTAAGTTTTTTAATAAATCTGCTACTTTCTCTTCTAATTGAGAACGATATTTAGAAGTCTTCTTCTTCGGTCTCGTCATTTGCAGTAGGAGTAACGTTCGGATCACTTGTTTTAAAGCCTGCGGTTCTCCCGAATAATTCAGCGACTTCGTTCGCATCTAAGTCTCCAGTGTCTACGCCTGCCTCACCTTTTACTGAGACAATCTGTACACCAACCAACTTAAGACTGCTACCATAGGTAACCCCATCCCGTAGAATGTAAGGCTTTTGGTAGAAAGCCAGTTTAACATTTGACCCTCCATATAAAGGTGTTTTTGTGTCATTAACGGGTGCACCTTCCGTATCAACTACAGGTGGTCGGTTGTCCTCATTCCATGAGAACTTAATTTTATATCGACCCTCAGCTACCTCTTCCCAGGGTTCCGGTCTGAGTGTGCTACGCTTCGGGTTCTTCAGTTTTGATTCAGCCCACTTGAGTACTTCCTGCCTTTCATTGTCTAGTTTAGTGACCATATCTTCCCCAACTATAGCAGCTAGAGAATAGCCAAACTTACTAGGTTCTAATACAGCTTGGAATCCTTCAAGGGTTACAGGTTTGTCAGTAACGTGTGTGTTTCTAGCCACCAGTTAAAGCCTCCTCTAAAGATTGTGGCTCAACATCTAAGTTGTCCATATCTTTACCAGGTCTTTCGGCTGGTCTTAGCTCTCTAAGTTCAGCTTGTACTTCAAGTCTGTACTTGGCTAGTTCATCAATCCGGTTATCAATAACCTTGATTTGATTTTCTTTGAGTTCAATCTCTTTTTGTCTAAGTCTCTCTTCAGACACGACTATAACTCTAGTCGGTGCAAAGAAGGAATCAAAAAGTGAATAATTGTACATGTGTTAACAAAAGAAATAACGTGAGTTCAATACATCGGAGGGTTCAAGGTCTCCAATGATCGGAGGTTTAGTCTCTGCTTTTATTTGTTCAGCAAAGTCTACTAAATAGTTTTGTTTAGAAAAGAGATCAGCATATGTCTCTCTTACTAACAAGTCTAGAATCGACATATCTGTCGCTCTACATAATACACTGTCATGGATCAAAGCAATAGGATGGTTGAATCTCATTGTAGCAAGATGTAATAATGATGCATCAAGGGAATGAATTAGATTAGGCGCAGTAGCAGCTTTATGTCTAGCTCTATCTGCTTTGTCTGTCTCGTCTCCTTTAACAGTGACTCTACATCTACCTAACAACTGAAGCTCTATTCGTATAGGCTTCTCAGTCTTCATTATCCTTTGATTAACTACAAAGTCTGATGGTGTTGTCCATTCAAGCTCTGAGACCCCTCTAGAAAGCGCTCTAGAGACTTCATCTTCTATCCACTTCATAACAGCCATTGGACCAGGTACAACGCGCTTCATGGCGTTCCTGACGGCTGTGACAGTTTGAGTTAGTTCGTCTCTCTCTATCTCTATCTTCTTCTCTTTAAGTGCGTCCCTGATATAAGATCTATTACTAAAGGGTTTAGCATTGTAAGGTATGGTCATAACAGTTCGTTTGACACATTTCCTATCCCATACATCTCTAATTACTTGAGGTGTATCAGCTCTTGACTCTTCAGCTACTACCTTATAAGCATCTTGTGGTTCGTCTGAGGGTATAACATTAACTAACTTAGCTGTTGACGCATCTCTAGCTAAACCAGATAGTATCTGTAGACCACTACATGTAGCGTCTATAGCAATTAAGAGGTTAGTTAACTTTCTATCCTTCTTAATGACACAATGATAATACTCATCACATGCAGCTAAGAACTGCCAAGGTTCCTCAGCATTCTCCCATTCAGATAAATTTCCAAGTGGATCAGTAGCAATAGCGCTGATGAGTGTGTGGTTTTGTTCTACCCATATTAATCTATCATCCCAAGTTTCTTTATCTTTACCATAAGTTGTAGCAACTTGGAAAGCTAACCATTCCTCTGCTTCTAATGTAACAGTAGATGGTCTATCAAAGACCAATAAACTTTTACCGAAGTCAGTGTCTTGTGGTGTGAGAAATGCAGGGATGGGATATGTTCTACCTCTATAATCAAAACTCCAAGGTATGTAGAAGGTATTATTACGAAACTGTTTAGCAGCCTCCATAGTCATCCTTGTACGACATGAACGTTTAAATGCTCCTGCATTATTGTTCATCACCTCTGCAGTCTGTCTCCTGTATCTCTTACGAGCAACCTCATTGGTTTCTATATCTACAGGTTTAGGTGGAATAGGTAGTTCAACAATAGGAATAAACTTTCCTATATCAATCCCTTTATCAAACAAGTATTCAGCAACGTCATAGACAAATGGATTAATCCTATAGCCTACCTTCTGAATCTTGTTGAGGAAATTAAAAGGGGTTTCTCCCTGTATACGGGGGTGGTTACCGCGTCGGATCATCTCATGACCACGCATAACCTCGTTAAGCAAGTACCCACCTGGCTTTTCACGTGTCCAGTCATTAGGTTCAATAAGCATTGGCCAGGCAAGTGGAGCAAATAATTCACTTTGTCCCATAACCTTATCTTTAACATCTAACAACTCTTTTGTAGGTACCACATAATTAACTGTCCTGCGTCCTTCTCTAACTGTTGTGGTAAAAAACCAACCTGATGTTGATATTATATTATCAAGTATCCAACCTCCTATTTTAATTTTAATATGTCTTCCCCAAGATACCCAAGGATCAACTTTTAATTGATTCATTACTCTTTGAACATTACTATGTTTCTGTTGAGTACCTATTGAAGAGTGCCAATATTTCTTTTTAAGTACATTAAGTAAACCAGGTGCAACTTTCTCATAATGTCTCATTTGACACTCTGATTCTATAGCTTTCCCTATAGATTCTGTTACATTTATTACCTGATTACTACCTTGTTTAGTGCTAAATACTTTATCAAAAGTTAGTTTACATGCTATCGCTGCTGTTGCTAGAGATTCTATATCTTTAAGGTATTTATTAATCTCTTTAAATGCTTTACCTGCTTGACCTTTCTTTATTCGACTATCAGTGTCGTCTATTGCATATGCAAGCTTAGGTAATAGCTCATTAATAGAAGAAATACCATAAATAGTAGCTGAACCATAACTTTTATTCTCCAAGTCCTTGGTATTTTTAACCAATCGCTTGATGCCAGTCTTAATCTGCTCCCTCTCGAGCTTCACCTGTTGCTCTATCTGTTGTGGAGTAGCCATAAGAATCATCAATAACTTGGTCTATTAATAATGATATAATTTCGTCGCGATGAGTGTGCTCTTTTGGTATTGAATCAAGAGCTTTAAAATAATAATCACTGAATGGTAGGATGGTAATCATTTTGATTCTGGATACATTTGGTGTACTGTTACTTCATCAACAACTGTGAACTCTTTCTTAGAATTCATAAGTTTATTAATCCTGCGCTGTGCATGATAAGGTCTAGAGTAAACATACTCTTTCACTTTCTTAGTCTTTTGATCAGTCTCCCTGATTATACAGCATACAGAACTAGGTAACTCCCAGCCTGCTACTTTCCAAGTCATAAACTCATCGAAGGGGTGATCAAAGAAATGGTTATCAGGTGCGTCCTTGTAAAGTTTCCAGTTGTTAGGTAGGTACTTGTTCTTTTTCATCTTTAGCTATGTCTATAATTTGCCAATTTGATCCGGTAGCAACCTCATGAGCTTGCCATGCAGCATCTTCATCGTCAGTTGCTAACCTCCATACTGAGAAATGCTCAGAGTCGTCAGCCTTTTCTTGAAAGGTCATCTTATACATTGATAACTTTGTCATGTCAACCAAGTCCTTGATGAGTGTGTAGTGATTTAAGTAAAAATGATACTAACCTAATGTGTTGATACATCAGATTGTATCATAAGATACTTACGTTTGTAAGCCTTAAGCTTTTCTTTAGATTGTTGTATTAATCTAGGTTTGCGTTTTCCTTTTGGTTGTTTTCCGCTGTTGTGTTGATGGTTTGGTACTAACATGTTTAATGAACCTTTCAATAACTTCTTTATCTATTCCTCTAATGATAATTCTATCTTCATAGTCTCTTGAGATCATTAGACCTCTATGTTCTTCACAATAATGTATATCAACATTATCATGTAGATAATATTCATGAGTGGTTTCGAATGTTAGAGCCATAGGTTTAGGTGGTGTTTGATTATAAACAAGCAGCAAAAAACTAGGACTTACGCAATGTTGTTGCAGCCTAGTAAGTTTACTTACTTGTTTGTAGCTTTGTTAATTAGTTCTTTAGTTTGATTAAAGAGTGCTTTAACTTCATAGTTGTTAATCTTCATTCTATTAAGGAAGTCACGCCA